GGACGAGATGTCATCGGCGAGCGGTGCGTTTTGGTACTCCGCTTGGAAAGCCGACTCACCACGGTCGATGCGTAGATTCCATGCGTGTTGGATCGCCGTCAGTTCGTCGTCATGTTTCCGCTCCGGCCACGCCACGCGAGACCCGGCGTCCATCGTCGCCTGATTCGCCCGATAGAAGGCGTCAGCTGCCGCAGTGCCTTCACCGCTACGCTGCCCCTCTCGACGCATCTCGGAATACTGCCCCCACAGTTCATCCGCCGTCGGCCACTCGTAGACCAGCTTCGTACGCTCGCCCTGCCACGACGGATGACGCATCCGGTCCAGCAGCCGGTCAGCCAGGTCGTCAGGACGGATTACGGTAATCGTCGCCAAGCCGGCGATCTTCTTGCCGGGACCGGCGAGACCGAGGATGGCACCGGAAAGAATCTTTTCCCTTGCAGCGACCTGCGAAGGGGATGCAGCCGACTCGTCAGTCTGACAGTCGTCGATGAGCACCAGCGACGGACGCACGGACTTCCCGTCTGGGCGAGTGTGCTTGATGCCACGGATGCGCCCCGTGATGCCAGCAACTCGAACGGCAGCACCAGCACACGGAGAGCTGGGTATCCACGGCATCGTCACCGTGTCGGACGTCCACTCAATCGACGTGGGCTTGCCCTTGTACGTCTGGCCGTGCGCCCGCTGGGCGATGCGATCAAGGCTCTGAATCGGGTAGATAGCCTCTGGGAAGTCAGCCGCCAGAAGCTCGTTCGTCTCAACCTGTGCCTTGAGACTATCAAGCTGCGATTGGGCAATTGCTGCGTCAGAGCCAATCAGCATCACGAAAGACGAGTGGCCGTAGAGAATCGCCCACAGGCAAGCCCATTCGCACATGGTTGACTTGCCGCTTCCACGAGGCATGGCAAACGCAAACAGTTCGCCACGCAATACGGCTGCTTCGATTTTGGCGATAGCAAGCAGATGGTCTGGCGACCACGATAGAGCGAACGTCTCACGCCCGTAGGTCTCGCAGAACTTCCGAAAGTCCGTGCGGCACGCATCACGCCTGGCCTGGTCCGCAACCTGCGGAATCTCGCCTATGTCACGGCCCGCCTCCGACATCCGAGCCGACCGCTCGGTCATCCTGTCCTTGTGGGCTTCGTAGGCGTCCCTGTCGCCGCCCATCCTGCGACGAATCGCACGAACGTCCCGCAGCTGCTCCTTCAGCTTCTTTTCAGCCTCGGCGGCTTTCTTGAGACGGTCGTCAGCCATGCACTACTTCGCCTTCGGCTTCTTCGCTGGCGTTTCAAGTTCTGCCTTCTTGCCGGTCAGCGTCTCCCACCGCTTGACGATCACGTCGCAATACTGCGGGCTGATCTCCATGCCGTAGCACTTGCGGCCAAGCTGCTCGGCGGCGATCAGCGTGGTGCCAGAGCCGAGGAAGGGGTCGAACACGTCGCCGCCTGCGTAAGAAAGACACCACGCAATGAGACCGACGGGCTTTTGTGTCGGGTGCTCCTTGTCGTAGGACGTGACAGATAGGCGAAACATTTTTGCTGGGGTGTCGACGTTAGTCCATGCCATCTCGCACATCGCCAGAGTCAAGTCTTCTGGCTGTTTCTTGTCCCACACGAAAAAACCTTTCGCGGGCGGCAGATCGAAGTAGTTGCCACCCCACACGATCGACTGTGAAACAGATTCAACGAACGCTCTCGGCTCGACCGGCTTTGCATCCCAATCGGCTTTCGCGTGCTTTTGCCTGACCGGATTGGACGCAATACCGATGCCGTAAGGCGGATCGGTGACCATGCAGTTCGCCTTCGCCCCAGCCATCAGCCGCTCCACATCTTCCGCCTTCGTCGAGTCGCCGCAGAGAAGGCGATGCTCTCCGAGAATCCAGAGGTCGCCAGGCTTCGTGATCGGATCGACCGGCGGCTCGGGCACCTCGTCCTCGACGATCTCCTTGTCGCCGTCCTGATAGAGCCCAGCGTCTTCGGCTAGGTCTGAAAGCATCTGCTGCAACTCAGGCGAGCCGGTATCGACTTCACGCAGGATGGCGTCCAGCTTGGCTGCGTCTGATTCCGCCATTGCAGCCAGCGGGTCAAGGGTCGCAAGCACCTTGTCGCCCTCGGCTTCGTTCACGTCGAGGACGAGCACAGGCAGGATTTGGTCGCCCATCGTCTCGACGCGAAGATGCCCGTCTAGGAGCATCAGCGTGCCGTCCTCCAGTTCGCGGGCAAGCACGGCGTCCGCAATACCTACCTCGGCCAGAACGCCCTTCAGAGCGTCAGCCTGGGCCTTTGGATGCGTCCGCCAGTTCTTCGGATTGGGTCGCAATTCGGAGGCAGGAACACGGCGAAGCTCGCTGATTCTGTCACGGATTTTCATGGCTCAGAACGGCTCCAGAAGGGGCGAGAACAAAGAAAGAAAGTGTGATAAATGGCAAGCTCGCCGTGGAGGCTAGAAGCGAAAAACGCCGGGAGAACCTAAAAAAATCGCTGGACGTGCGGGCGGGAATGCCTTGTTTTCTAGGCTTTTTCGCACTTCACGCACGTTTTGCCCTTGTTTTCTAGGCTTGTCAGAACAAAAGCATCTGTTCGCTAGCAAACTCGCCACGCTTGCCCTCAACGACTGACCATGCGTCGCGCCACTTTGCGTGACGATCTCTGACGAAGCATCCGCAGACCATCTCCTGAAACTGAGGGCAGCGAAATTCTTTGACAGGAATGAAGTATCGCTCATCAAAGGACGCAAGATGGACAGCCAATACATCAAAATCTTCTAGCGAATATCGTCTGCATGTAGAGCCAACTACGGGACGCACGGGCCGGACATCAACCGTTCCCTTTGTTGACCCGCTGCTTTTCGCTTGTACTCGATAGCCATTAATGACCAAGTCATACGGAAGTTTCTTGTGTGACACATTTTCAAAGTCAAACCCGGCTTTGGCTGCTTGATCTGCTAGCCAATCCTCGAACAGAAAACCTCCCATTGCCGTCATGAGACGTCCTGCGGCATCTGGCCTATCAAGAAATGCAAGCATCGCTGCGACGAGCGCCTGCTTTTGATCTTCGCCAAATGTGACAAGCTCACGACTCACTGCACCCTCACCGTTGTTCTCGCCTCATCGCCCCACGACTTTTCCACGATCAGTCGCCGCACATTCGTGTCGTCGAACAAATCCTTCAGCGAGTCGAGGCACGCCTTCGCCACGTTGTCTACATCCGCTCTTGGCAACGCTGGTGCTGACGCTTTCACGCCACGCTTTGTCATGTGCGATTTCGGACGTGCGAACACAGCGTCAATGATCACTTCGATTGGCTCGCTCACTGGCAGCAGCCCTGCATCAATCGCCGCACGCAATACGCCTTCGCGGTACGCATGCACTGGATGCTTCGACGGCACGTACGCTCTGGCGAAGCCGCCGCGCGTGCTGACTCGCACTCGTGGCTGTGGCACTGGGTCGCCCGGCACTGTGAACGTGATCGGCTTCATGCACCGATCATCGCAGGAGCGTCAAGCAAACCACGACGAGTGGATGATCTCGAAGTGCCGCATCACCTGTCGCACATGGTTCCCCTCGTGTATCTCGTCCAGCGCGTACGCATGAATGACCGCACCATTGGCGAGGTAGTAAATGGCGACGCCCACTTGGACGGGCCGCAAAGCGCCGTCCAGTGGGCCGCCGAGAAACTCAACCGTGATCCAGTGCGTGCTCATTCGTAGCGAATCACAGCGAACCAGCCACGCGGACCACGAGCGACTGCCTTTTCCACGATGCGGTATCGCCCGTAGTAGCAGCAGTTCCGCAGCGCCGCATCCGGCGACGACGACGAGAAGCCGATGCCCTCACGCCTGCCACCAGCGGTGCCGCAGTGACGCAGCACGCCTGAGCGTGCCATGATCTCGGCGTCCTGCTGGGCAGATGTGATGTTCACCCGTCGTGCGTTGATCACGACGTTGTCCGCATTCGCCACAACGCCACAGAACGCCAGAGCCACAACCATGCAAATCCTTCGCATATCGTCCGTCCTTTCGACTAGTGAAAGCCGCTCCGTGCGGCACTGCGAATCACACTAGCGAGCGTGTCAACTCAAAGCGGTAAAGCGAAATCCATCCCACGAGTATTTCGGGGCGATGACTCGCTCTGTCTTTGGCACTGCTGGCGGCTCTCGCCGTGCTATGCACTCAGCCGCACGCTCTTTGATCTGCTCTGGCGTCGGATCGTCTTCCTGTGGTCCGTGGTGGCACCGAGGACGTCGCGGCAGGCCGTGACGTTTCCGTAGCTTTTCGACGTAGCCGGCTGAGCAGCCCAAGGCGGCGGCAATCTCTACATGAGTATTGCCAGCCGCCCAGAGCCGCTTCAGCACGTTCTTGTCGTAGACAAGTCGCCAAACTCCCATCAGGCATCCACCGCCAGTGGCATGATCACGCCCGTGTTGTCGCCGCACCGCAAGATCACCGCCGACTGTGCGTCAACGGCTTCGACTTCAACCTCTGGCTCGGCTTCGCTGTCGATGCCGCCAAGCCATTGCTGGACGAACAACGGGTCCAGCTTGACCGTCGCCTTGTCACCGGCTTCCACGACGTCGCAGGTGACGCTTGATTCGCCCTTCTCGCTGCTCTGGCCGTGCAGCCAGATGCCGTCGCCAGAGAACACGAACTGCACACCTTTGCTCTCATCGCTGGTCACGATGGCTGCGGCCCGCGTCGCTGCCAGCAGATCCGCACGGCTGACCGTGGTTGCCTTGGCGTCGCGATCCGGCAGCGTGTCACGCCAGCGAGGGTATCGACCGTCAAGTAGACGAGCCGTGACGGTAGCGTTGCCAATTGTGGCGACGATCTCGTTCTTGGTTGCCTCCAGCTGAACGCTGGCATCACCGCACCCAGCTGCGAGCCGTGCGATGATTGCCATCGCACGAGCCGGAACGAGCGTCTGCGAGTCGTCAACCGCAAGGTCGTGCTCGCAGTTCACGCACGAGAGCCGGCGACCGTCCGTGGCAACAAACGTGACAACCTCGCCTTTGACTTCCACGAGCACCGCACCGAGAGCGTAGCGGCTCGACTCGTCGTCCACGGCGAACACGACACCTTTGACGGCACGGCAGAACTGGTCAACCGGGAGCCGCGTGACAGGCTTCGCACCGTCAACGCTCCACGCGGGATACTCGCCAGCGTCCTCGGTTGGCAGCGTCCACTCGCCACGCCCAGCCTTGATGACGCATGACGACTCGTCAGGCGTAATCGTGATTTCATCGCCCGTGAAACTGCCAAGGATGGCGGAAAAGCGATCCTTTGGCAGCAGGAAATTGATGCCGGGGGGGGCGGTTTCCAGCGTGACGTCGATTCGCACGTCACCGTCACTCCCAGACAGAACCCCGCCCGATAGGAGCACGCTCTGGTAGATGGGACGTGGCGACCTTGTCGGCACCGCCTGGCCCACGGCTGCGAGAGCCGCCTTGAGTTCCGGTGCTGACAGGCTGATGCCACCAGCCTTCGTCTTTCGTTCCTTCGTCATTGTCATTCCGCACATCCTTTCGCAGAGAAGTCCCAACCAAAATGCCAGCCGTGAACGTCACGGCGTGGAGAACCGAACCGATGAAAATGAATGCGAAGTCGCTCATGACGTCATCCTCGCTTCCGCTGCAAGGATCGCCCGCCCGATGACTTCGACAACTTGCGGGACGACGGCGTTGCCGAGGCATCTAAGGCGGTCCACCCGTGAGGGAATCCCATGAGCCACTCGACCCACGTCGGGTTCAGACTCCCACCAGCCACTGCGTTCAGCGGCAAGCTGTTCCGCTGGTGTTGGCTCGGGGCGCCGTTGTTGCTGGCGTCCTGCACGGTTGGCGTTGGGTACATCGCCACCTTGACGGCTTGGTTGAGCGTCAACCCAAAGCCGTTGCCGTTCTTGTTCTTTTCCTTGCACCGCTCTCGTCTCGCAAGCAGTGCAGGAACGTCCGCAATGTCGAAGCCGTGCGCAGTCGGAGTCGGCCACATTCGATAACCGTGCGTATGTTCTGCCGCAACCTGCGTCGCCAGTGGACACTGGCGACGCAGGTGCAGCCGCTTGGCCTCGTTCAACAGCGCTGGCAGCGATGCTGCCGCCGATGGGTTCGCAACGGGCGTTGCCCACAATCCAGATCCGTTCGCGTCTGTGCGGAGCACCAACGGCTGAAGCCGGTATGCAATGCCATTCCGCATCAAACCCGATTTCGGCCAAGTCGCCGAGAACGGTTCCGAGCCCTCTAGCAGTGAGAGCTGGGACGTTTTCGATGACCACCCATCGAGGCCGAACTGTGCGAATGATCCGAGCAAAATCGTTCCAAAGACCGGACCTCTCGCCTGCGAGTCCTGCCCCCTTGCCAGCGACGCTGATGTCTTGGCAGGGGAAGCCGCCGCAGATGAGATCGACGCTGAAATCCTGTGTGTGTGTGTGTGTTGGCGGGAAGGTTCGCACGTCGTCGTGTTTGGGCACGTCGGGCCAGTGCTTGTTGAGGACTGCTCTTGCATACGGGTCAATCTCCACTTGCCACTTGCACGTCATTCCGGCCCGCTCAAGACCGAGCGAAAAGCCACCAATCCCTGCGAACAGTTCGCCAAACGTCACAGCCCCACCTCCGTCTTCTCAATGACGCTTGCCAGCCGCACGCAACGCTCTAGCGTCGCCTCCAGCGAACGTGCAGCAGTCTCAATGAGAATCCGGTCGTCGTCGCTGATGTCGTCGTCCCACGCACGACTCATCAACGCCTGGACGACATCGAGCGGTGCCGGGAGGTAGTGCCACTGCTGGCTCATGCGTCACCGCCGATCATCGCCATGCCAAGCGGCGTCAGCTTCAGAGTGCGGGCCTGCCCAGGCTCACGAGTCACAACGCCTTTGCGCTCCAGCGACCGCAAGTGCGTGGACGTGGCGGCACTTGGGCTTCGCCATCCGTAGTGGCAACCGACTTGCCTGTACGTCGGCGGGTAGCCGTGCGTGTCAATGAAACCGGCAATCCACTGAAGGATGTCCAATTGCCTGGGAGTTAATGTTGGGGGCGCGTCAATCGTCGTACTCATGCGAGTGCCTCCTTGCTGGCTTCAAACTTTCTACGGGTACGTGCAAGCGCCTCGGCGGCTTCTCCGGTCCATTCCTTCGGTGGAGGCGCTGCGTCGGCAAAGTCTCTGCTCTTACGGTCGTCGTTGCGGTCGTCGTATTCGCCGCCGTTGCACAGCGTCACGAAGTCAGGACCGCAGAACTGGCCGAGCGATACGGCGGTTTTGAAGAACCGGCACTTTCCAAGACGCTCAATCGCCTCCAAGGCGTCATCGAGCCAACCAGACTCCGCGAGCCGCTCGACTGCCTTGGGATGCGGGTTGACTGGTTTCCAACGCTTCCCCTTGCCTGCGTTCCAAGCTTTGCGAAGCGTCTGCCATGCCGTCTTGTCGAATCCCTCACGCGGTAGAGGAGGAAGTTCTTCTCTTCTCTTCTCTTCTTCTCCTCTGGTCCGGTTTCTGTCCGGTTGTGACCCGGACAAATTTCGGACAGAATCCGGACACGACCGAGAAGCAGACTTCCGCTTGGCGTCTAATGCCCTAGTTTTTGCGGTGTCGCTGCAATGCCGGTCGAAACGCGGGAAGCTCAGTCCCTCGCCTGTTTCGGCCAGCCAGCCCACCCTGACAAGGGCGGCACCGAAGCCCTGGCACTTCGCCAAACGGTCAACCCACGAAATCCCGATGCCGTCAGCGTGTCCGTCGTGCGTGTGCCTGTCGGCCCACGACCACAGACGGAACAACTTGCCGATGACGGCGTCGTCGTCCAGCTGCACTATGTCGGCCAGGCGGATGACGGCAGGGTCGTCCGCAAGGTCGTGACGCATTTTCAGCCACTCACCGGCCATCCGTAGCCACCCTTCCTATGCCGCAAAGCGGCCCATGCCAAACCACAACTAGCCCCGCATTGCATTGCCCGACCATGCCGGAACTCAACAAAACTGAACCAACCATTCCGTGCCGCAATCCATCCCACACCTCCAGCGTTGATCTGGACCCGTGCCTGCACGGGTGTGGTTTTAAAAACAGGACGCAACACAACTGGCCCCGACTTGCCTCGCATCACCGGACCTCATCACATCCCACCACGTCCGCGTTGATCGGACTCCGTTCCTTAACGATGGTGGTTCCTTGGCTGGCCGTGACGGGCCAAGCCACGGCTAGACACGACATAACGTGCCGTGCCGGACCCTGATTCATGTGATCAACTTGCAACGCATCTTGCGCAGCATTCGCTTCGCCTTTTCTAGTGGTACATGCCGAGCACCTTGAAGGCTCGGCCACTCGCTTTTCATATACGCATGCCCTTCGCTTGTAAGCCTGACGCCGCCTCCGTATGAAACAAAAAAAGCCCTCGGAACTCTTGCGTCCAGATACGGAACTAAGAAAAACGAGACAGTTCCATCCTTGTGGGCCTGCACGTGGAACGGATATTCGTCCATGTGAGCAAAACAGAAATTCGCCAACTGCCTCGCCGAAGTGATCTTGCTGATAGTCAACTTACGCCTCCTTTCAAAGGACAATCCCACCTAGCAGCATCAAAGCTGCAACCACGCCGACCGTGTAGGTGGTTTCCATGAGTTGGCAAAACTTGCCTCAACCGACCTGAACACAACAAAACGCAACGCAACGGAACCCGACTTACCTCGCCTTGATTCATCCCACTCCGCGACGCTCGCCGCCGCACGCTTGCTGACCAAGAGAGTGGTTTGCATGACATGCCCGAACTTACCGCGACTGAACTAGCCGAACTCGAACCCAACGCACCTTGCCATTCCATGCCTCTCCGCAACGGACCGAACTCCATCCCGCTCCGCGTCATCGAAGACGCAGTTGTGCCGACCACAAGAGCGGTTCGCAAAACCAACCTGACCGGAGCCTGTACAGATAGGCCCAACCCAGACGTGACAAACCAAAACCGATCCCTCTCCGCGCCACCGAAGACGCACCATGCCGACCATGAGAGAGGTTTAATTGCCATACACCAACACGACAGGGCCGACCCGGACTCAACCAACCTGGAACCGACTCACCAGACCATGATTCAATCCCACTCCGCACCGTCGAAGGTGCTTCCGTGCCTATCACGAGAGTGGTTCCTTGCCCAGGCATGACAAGCCGGGACATACCCTGCCGAGCCGCATCCTGACCGACCGGAACCGGCCATTCCGCAACCCAGGCAAGATTCGTTTGCTTGTTACGCACCGACAGTCTCTCGCTCACGGCGAGCCTTCTTGATGGTGACGTTCTCCACCTTTTCAGCAGTGAACCGACCGCAGCGAGGACGCCAATCGCACAGGCCAACCTGCGTGCCAGCAGAGTTGACCCAGCGGTCCACCTGCTCCTCGTTGACGACGGAGTCCTCGTACTCCACCTCGATCACGGCAGACCAGTCCTTAAAGATCGGGCGAGTCCGCATGATGCGACTCATGCCGACCTTTACGCCGACACAGTTGCGGAACTCTTCTTCCTGCCACAGGCCGTCAGCGTCGCGCGGCCCGTCGTACAAGAGCACGGCGTGCTTTGGCACGAAACACGCCGACTTGGCGATCTTGCCTTCCTTGGTGATCTTGGCCGCCGAGTACAGCGTGGCCTCGATGTTCTCGCCTGGGATAACAGGCCCGCTGTCCTCGTCCATGTAGAGACCGGCCTTGAACTCAATCTCGGCCATGCGCTCAAAATCGGCGTCGGTCTTCTTCTTCTTGGACGTCACCTGCTTCAGCTGCTTAGAGGCAGCGGACAGCGGGTTTGCGAGAGCTCCATTGTGCATGATCAGAGGCGCGTCGCCTGTGATCCGATACGTCAACGTCTTCCAAGCCATAGAACACATCCTTTCGTGATGTAAACCCTTCAGAAACACAACCAACAGTTACCGGCTGACCGTCGTAACGACGGGACCGGATTACGCTTGTGACCGCTTCGTGGCACTGACAGCAAAGCGTTATCAAGTCGCGTTGCACGTCCTCGTTTATGAAGCGTTCGTATGTTTTGTGATGCACTTCAAGCCTCCACGTTGATCCGTCGTGAAGGCACGTCTGACACTGGTGTCCGTCAATCTCCAGCCGCTCTTGCCGCTTGCACGACCAGGCGTGGCTTCCGATGTATCTCTCGTAGTTTTGTTCGTGCGGCCTCATGCCACCCTCCATTCCCTCTCACCCCGCCCGCTCGCACTCCGTACTGTCCTGCCCGTCTCCACGATCTTCCCAGCCCGTGCAAGCTCGTTGATCCGCTTTCCGATCTGGTGCGGCATCAGTCCGCACCGTGCCGCGATGCCTGACGCACCCGCCGGCCCATGCGACAGCGCCTCGAGGATCGCCGCGTGGTGCTCGCCGGCGAACGTCTTGACGCTGGCGGCTGCGGCCTTGCTCGTCACCGGATCAGTGCGGCGGAATAGCGGCAGTGTGTCCTCAATGTCTGGCGTGATGTAGTGCGGGCGGATCATGCCACAGCCTCCGGTGCATCAAACAGCGTCCTGCTGTTCGCCTGGTGCGTCCGCTCTGCCTTCGCCAGATTCTTCAATGCCTGAGCGTGGTACTCGGGCTTCAGTTCGCAGCCGTAGAAGCGGCGTCCCTGCTGCAGCGACACGTACCCCTCGCTGCCGATGCCGGTGAACGGGCTGAAAACCACCTCGCCGGGATTGCTGTACAGCCTGACGAGCCTGTCAATCACATCCAGCTGCAGCGGGCAGATGTGCTTCGTGTCTTCCTCGCTACGTGCCTCTTTGACGTTGAGCGTGTTCGTCTCGCGGATGTCGCTCCAGCAGCACTCGGCCCAGTCAATCCACTCGTTGCGTGAGACGTCGCCATCCGAGTCGATGGCTACTTCGTTCTCGCCGGGGGCACGGAACTTGATGAGGTAGTCGGGTAGGCATCCACGCTGCTTCGCTCTGTCGCTCTCAAGGCCGGCGAACTGCAACTCACGGCTGCGAGTGCGGATTGCCTGTGCCTGCGGATTCTTCCGCACCACCCAGTCGTATTCGTAGACAAGCCCGGCACGCTCGCCGAGGCGGATGTTGAGTCCACGGTAGTCGTGCAGGCCGACTTCGCCGGAACGCTTCAGCCTCGGGATCTGCATGACGTGCACCACGACAGCCCGGCCCGGCTTCAGCACGCGGGCCAGCCCGCGAAAGAAGTAGGACAGGTGTATCTTGGCTTCGCCTTTCATGTTCTCGCTGTTGCCGATGTCCTCGGCCTTCGAGGTGTACGAGAACAGGCTGGGGAACGGCGGCGAAAAGACTGAGAAGTCCACCGACTGCGGCGGCATTTCTTCCAGCATGTGCGGGATGCAGTCGCCTTGGTGAACGGCATATTTCTGGTCAGTTGGTAGAAGAGTCATGAAACATTTCCTCCTGCTCTCGGGTGTCGGCCTCGACGCGACGTGCCTTACGCAGCACGTTCTCAACCATCGGGCGCTCGATGTCGGTCACTGGGATATGGACGTTCAGTGGGCGAGTTGAGCCAACTCGGTTGGAACGCTTCACGGCCTGGTAATACTCCTCGTAAGAGTCCTGCAAGCCGCTGAATACTTGCCGCGTGCAGATCTGCAGATTGAGTCCGAAGCCAAGGATCTTGGGCTTCGTGATGAGCACCTTGATGCGTCCAGCCTTGAACTCGTCAACGAGTCGCTGGCGTTCTTCTTGCGGCGTCTTGCCGTCGATGCTCGCAGCATCCGGCATCATGGCGGCGAGCATGTCCTGCTCGTCGTTGTAGCGGCACCAGATGATGGTGCTTTCTGTCGGCCACTCTCGCACCATGTCAACGATGTACTGTGGCTTGATGCTGCTTTCGCACTTCGCCATACGCGAGAGCTTCGCCCTGGTGGTGATGCCGCCGAGTTGCGTGACGAACAGCTGCCCGGTAATGGCTTGAACTGCTTTGTCCTGCTCTGCAGAAAGCCGCACGTCGTCAATGTGGACGTGAATGGGCGGGATGTTGTGGACGTTGTCGGCCCAACCGTAGGTGCTCGGGTCAGTCAGGAAGATGCACCAGTGAGACAGTGCCTTGTAAAACGGCCTCAATGCGTGCGGCTTGAGTTCCCATCGCTCCATCGTCTGCCCGCGATTGATGAAGAACTTCGCGAGGAACGAATTGACGTTGGGAAAAGCATCGAGAAATACAGCGTGATTCGCGTACTCGATGCGGTCATTCGGTGCCGGCGTGCCAGTCAGCGCCAGCTTCCACTCCACGCCAGCCCCGATGCGTAGGCACACCTGGCCCCATTTGCCGTAGTGGCTCTTGAGCATCGACGACTCGTCGAGGATAAGCCCGCCGAGGTTGCCGTCTGGCGTGTCGTCACGCAGTGCGTCGTAGTTGGTGATGCCGAGCCGCCCGCCGGGCTTCTTCATCCACTTGGCGAGATCCTTGGCGGCTACCTGCTCGATGGGCAGCGTGTCACCGTAGAACTTCTGAGCCTCGGCAATCGTCTGTGCCACTACCATCAGAGGCGAGACAATCAGCACCGGCTTTTTCGGGCACGCCTCGCGGACGTGGCGAGCGAACTCCAACAGCATCAGCGTCTTGCCAAGCCCGCAGTCGGCGAAGATGGCGTAACGCTTCTTCTCTACTGCCGTGCGGACGATGTCGCGTTGATAGTCAAACAGGCCAGGTCGTGGCTCGTAGGCTGAAGCCTTTGCCTTCTTCGCCTTTACGCCGATGTCGCCTGCGTACTCGTCAGGAAACCACGCCATCCTGCCGTGAATCTCGTATCGCGGAAGCGACTTGATGCGAAGGAACTTGCGGTATGAGTCGATCGTGTCGTCAAGATAAATCTGCACTGTGAATCCTTTCGTGGTGTGTATTGGCCGCGTGTCGTGCGGCATACGGTCGCTTTACCCGTGGAGTCGGGCGGCGGCTGCACTGATACACGCCTCTTGAGTGCTCAACTGGCGACCAATGGTGCCTTGGATCGCAGCACCTACGGCAATGGCGTGCCGGTCGCTAAGTCCCTTCTCGATCTGCGTGGAAAATCTGCTCGTCTGTCATCCTGTGCGTGCGAGTCCCGAGCGGTGCCCGCAACGGCGGCAGGTTTTGCCACCGTTCCGATGCCGCTCGTCGTTCTGCCTCTTCCGCCTGGTACTGCGGGCTGTTGACTTCCTCGATGTCACGGTCAAGCCGGTCAATCAGTTGCCTGTGCCTGCGGTTCGCCGTCAGCCGGTCCTCGTCAGGTTCGTAGTCGTCCATGACTGTGCCTTTCCTCAGAACGGGATGTCATCGGCACCAGCCGCAGCCTTGAACGTCGCCGCAGCCTTCTGCGGGAGCGTCTGACGCTTGGGTGCTGCCGGCTTGGCGACCAGCGGCACGTACTTCTTCACCACCGCCGACACGTTGCCAGACTTGGACGTGTAGTGAACGACCTCGACCGTCACTTCCCGTCCTTCGATGTCGCTGGGCACGACACGCAGCGTGTTGCCATCCGGCACGATGCCGAGAGCGTCGGCCAACTGCTTCGCCATCCACGGCAGATGCTTCGGCAAGTCGTGGAAGACGAACTTGTGGTTGCCGACAGCCAGCCGCAGCTTCAGGCAGATGCCGTCAGGGTTGCTGGTCTCGTCCACCTTCCACTGATTCGGGCCTTCCTCGGCCTTCTTGATTACCGCCGTGTGCGTGCCGACCGGCACGATGGTTCGCTCCTCGGGCAGCGTCTTGTGAACGTCAGCCGGGAAGTCCTCGTCGATGTTCATGTCCCAATCCATGAGCCTGCGTCCTTTCGCTTAGAGAGTGAGTCCGTTCCGCTTGTCCGTGATCGCTGCCGCCAGTTCCGTCGCTGTCGCCTGCGAGATCCGCCCCTCGGTCAACCGCTGGGCAATCCGCTGGTTCAGTCTGTCGAGCACGTCAACGCTGGTGGCGTCGCTGATCGCCTTCCTCGCACCGTCGATGACCGTCTGATCCTCGAGCGGCTTGCCGCCAGAGAGCCACTCGGCGATCCGCTCGCCGGTCTGGACGTTGATGGGCTTGGGATCGCCAGCGAACAGGCCCGTGCGGTCCTTGCTGACCGTCGCGTAGTGCCCGTCATGGATCAGGTCCAGGACGGTGGTGAACTCAAACTCCAGCCCGTCGCGGGCTTCCAGCTTCATCCCGAGTTTCGCCACCTTCTTCTTGCCGTGGTCGTCCACTTGGGCAGTCTCGGTCTTGCTGCGACCAGAGCAGATGACGTGGGCAGGCGACCGCAACAACTTGTCCACGAACGCCCGCCAGCGTGGCGTGATGACGCTGAACGCCGACCACGTATTGCCACGAAACTGAGCCTTCGCAACGTCTTCGAGAAGCTCCAGGCATCCGCCCGAGCCGCTCCAGCAGTGCGTGACGCTGTCCACGATGATGACTTCGTAGCCAGCTTCTTCGGCTGCGGTGATCGCCTCGATGTACCGCTCTGGCGTGAACGGCGGGCGAAGGTCGATCACGTCGAAGTCGTGCAGGTGCTCGTAGAGATCGCTGCTGCCTTCCTCCGTGTCGATCACCATCGTCCTGCCGCCAAGCCCCTTGGCGATTTGCAGAGCGCCCCAAGTCTTTCCCGAGCCGCTCGGGCCTGTGAGAAGCAGCCGCAGCTTGGTTGCCGACCGCTTCGCCTTTCTGATCTGTACCGTCATGTCCGTGTCCTTTCGTGTCTGTCCGTCCTGAAAAAGCCGCTTTCGCATCCTGCTAGGCGGCACGTATTTGCGTCCTTGCTGCTCCGGTTCCACCGGCTCCTTTCCGCCCGCCTGCGTCCTGCTGGCGAGCGTTCCTTGTGCGTTCAGTGCGTGATGTCCTTGGCCGGCACGGCGAGCCATGCGCCGCCGACGTCGATGGTCAGGCGGTCGCCGTCGATCCACTCGACGTGTCCAGACCACCTTCGCCCAGCCGACAAGCCAGAGACGAAGTCGCCTACGGCGGGCGTCTGCTGCGTGCCGTAGGTCTCGGTCATGCCGGCGACGGCGGCGGCGTATTCGTTTGAGTGAGCGTCCATGTGGGTCATCTCCTTTGGTTGTGGGGTGGAAGTGTACGGCTGAACAGTCGTCGGTCAAGCGTCCGAAAGTGCTGCAAAACAAGCTGTGGAGCGGTTTGTGTTTGTTGGAAATCTGTATAGTATTTGCTAACGACTGCGTTAGTTGCGACGAGCAAGATAACGCCTGCGTTAGTTCTGTCAACGGAGAATGCTTAGGGCTGCGTCAGCAAGGTTGATTGCCGAACGTCCGAACTGGCGAAGCCGACCGGGCGGCTCCATCTGCGGCGGCATCTGCTGGGCAACGACCTGCGGCGCGAGAGCCTGGCGGTGTGCGATGTCGATGGCGGCGATCTCGAATCGCGTCTCGACCAGCAACTCGGCACCGATGGTCATGCAGGCGATGACGAGAGCGGCTTTGAGTGTGTCGCGGAGCATGGCGGAATCCTTTCCGTGTGTTGCCCGCCGGCCCAGTTGCCGGCGGGCGTGGTGGTGTCAGAGAGCGGCGATGAACGCTTGACTGACTCCGCTGATGTTCATCGTGAAGCAGCCGTGCAGCATGGCCGAGTAGCCACCGACGCCCGAGCCGTCCGTGCCCCAGATGCTGCCGCCTCGGGCCGCGACCAGCGACAGGATGCCGTAATACTCGCCGTCCAGCTTGACGAACTCGTCGCGGCTGTTGGGCGTGAAGTGCTTGGTGATCGTGACGACGTTTTCACGGCTGCTGATCTTCCAACCAGCCTCGCGGGCTGCGGCGGCGAACTTGGCGGCGGCGGTCTTGGTCGAGGTCTTCATCGTTTCGTCTCCGGTTCGTCGTCCGCGAGTCTCAATCGCTCGCATGGCACCATACTAGCGTTATCGTTAGTTGCTTGCAAGGGGGGTGAGGAATTTTTTTCGGAATTCCTGAAAAGCCCCTATTTCTTGCGGGTTTTCCGCTTTTTCGGGGTCGCTGGCTTGGCGTCCCGCCTGCCGACAGACCGGGTCGTCAGGGAGCTTTTGAGCGTCTCGACGTCGGTCTTGTGGATCAGCCAGGCTCGCTCGCCAGCCTTCCAGCCTTTTAGCCGACCGTCACCAAGCAGCAGGCGCACCCATCCATCGGTGCAGCCAGCTTGCTTTGCTGCCTCCGAGACGGTGAGCCACGATTCGTCGGGTGATGCCACAACCATGCCCCGATACTAACGGCTGCGTTAGCCGAGTCAAGCGTTTCCCGCCTAAAAACCGCCCAATTTGCCCGAGGCACCGTCACGGCTCTACCTTTGTTTGGGTGTACAAAACTCAAATAACCCAAACTCAAGTGGAGGATAGCTCGTTTGGGTTCTGTACATTAGTATACGTCAACTCAGTAACCTCACGCGATGGAGAATCGAAATGACCAGAATACTACGGGACATCTACGAAAACGAGTACGCAGTGCTGCGGGCACATTCCGACCAGTGCAGGCGGCAATACCGTCTGACGTTTGCCCGCTGGGCAGACCAACTGAAAACGGAGCCGACAACCGAGCACCTCGACCCGCTGGTGGTTCAGACCTACGTTGCCAGCCGGCGAGCCGTGCGGTCAGCCGCCACGGCCAGAAAGGACCGAAACCAGATTTCTGCCCTGTGGTCCTACTGTGCCAAGCGAAGATACGTGGACCAGTTCCCGACGCTGGCCCAGATACGGGCACCAGGACGCATACCGCGAGGCTACACGGTCGATGAGGTCTCAGCCCTCTTGCGGCAGGCTTTGCAGCGACGGCCCCGTATAAAGCCTACCACGCTGCCGCCGCACCTTTTCTTTCCGCCGCTGATCCGGTCATGCTGGGAGACCGCCGAGCGGATCGGCTCGCATCTGGCACTCCGCTGGCGTGACGTGGACACGACGCAGCGAATCGTCATCTTCCCAGCCGAGGGTCGGAAAGGTGCGACCCGCGACATCCTGCGGACGATCTCAGAGGAGCAGTGCAAGTGGCTGGAGCAGATCCGAGGCAAGCCTGACGATCTCGTCTGGCCGTGGACGGCTGACAAAAGCACCTTGTGGCACCACTTCGGGCTGCTTTGCAAGCGGGCAAGCGTCACGAACCGTGGCTTCCACGGGCTGCGTAAGTCAGCGGCCAGCTACATGGCACTTGCCGGCGGTGACGCGGCAGCAACCCAGCTGCTTGATCATTCCAATCCTGCCATCACAAAAGCCCACTACATCGACGTAACCATTGCCAAGCCGAAACAGACGGCGATTGACCTGCTGCCACCGCTTGACCTGACGACGCCAAAGCCGCCGGCCAGCGAGCAGCCGCCAGAGAAGCCCGCCGACGCCCCGCCTGCGAGCGACGAAAAGCCACCAGAAAACAACGCTACTTGACGCCCGTGGCACACTACCCATGACGTCGCCCGGCTGGCCGGCAGCGGACTGATAAACCGTGTCGCCCACCCAGCCGGGTGGCGTTCCACTTTCTGGAATCTGGAATGCCACACGTCATCCTTCGCTTCCGTTTGCCCGAAGAGCAGGCCGAGTTCACCGCTGCCATGCAGGGCGCTGACGCCAAATCTGCGATCTGGCAGGTTGACCAGTATTGCCGTGGCGTGCTCAAGCACGGCGAGCCGTCAGCGGAAACGCGGCGGCACCTAGAGGAGATCCGCGAAACGCTCAGAGAAAGGCCGGGGCTGCTTGATGACTGACATCGTTGAACGACTTCGGACGTGGTGCCACGCCGCAGATGCGGAGTCTGCACAAGACCTGATGGACGAAGCCGCGAACGAGATCGAGCGACTGCGGAACGGTGCAGCATGCCCGCACGTTCGCGGCACGGTAACGCAGCATTGCTCGCTGAACTTCACGCTGACCGACGAGGAGCGGGAGGCGATTAGGTGGTTTTCGCAGTTGTCATACGGCGAGGGCGGCAGAGTGCCAACTTACGCCGCAACGCTTCGCTCTCTGCGGACTCGACTGCACACCTAATCGCACAAATCGTCATGTTATGTGCAGCGACACATCCCCCAAACGTGTTGCAAACGCGACGAAAAAGCGACGTTTGCCGATACGATCAGTCGAAGATGTGCAGCTTCGCCGCCTGCCTTCTCGCCATCGCTTCCACCCTGGCTGGCTTGCCGGGCTCAGACGGCAGCCTATCCGGTGGCGTCATGAACGCTTCAATGTCCTCGGCCAGTGCTGCCGCTCGGTACTCCACCTCGCGGACAGTGTCGAGCACTAGCGTGTGATCGCCTGCCTTGGCTCTGTCGCACAACTCGCCCTGCCCGCCCTTGCGTGGGTCGTAGAGCAGTTCGATCGTCCAAGTGATTCGGGCACCGACGCGAGCGAGTTGCGTCAGCCACTTCCGCAGCTGCGGCGAGAGCCTTTCGGGCATGCGGCGTTTCTTGCCCTTCGGTGGTGGCAATTCGTCGTCGCTCAGTAGTGACCGCTGGACCTCGCCCATGCGTGCGAGTGTCGTCAACGTGTCAAGTTTTCCGTGCTTCCCGGCAAGCCTGCCGCATCCACGTACGGTTCGCCATGCTCTCGAACCACAGCCGGGCGAACGACTCGACGGCGTCAGTGCCGACATCGCTGTAGAGTTTCTGGAGTTCCGGCGAATCGCCCCACATGGCTTCGACGTCTTCTCGCACCTTGGCGATCAAGACCTTGGCGTCACGCACTGCTGCCATCTCGCTTTCTGGCTGCGCCCTAGCGAGCTTCGTCCAGTGCTCGCAGTTCCAGCAGCGACAGACGGCGTCCACGAACTCATCGAACGCACGCCCAGCCTTGACGGCTCGCGGGCCGACCTCTTCTCTGAGCCGGCCACGCAGGTGCGCCAGCATCCCAGCCGGCGCGTCACTCACCGTCACCTCTTGCCCGCAGGCGTAGTAGGTGCAGCAGGCGTGAGCGACGCGCCGGGGGAGGCTTTGCACTTGCACGACGCCGGGCACGGGCACGGCGTCCGGTGCCCGTCTCCATGGACGATGTAGCCACGCCCGCCGCAGTCCGTGCAGCAGCCCGGTTTAGGCTCTGGCTTCGGTTCTGGAGCCTTGTCCGGTGCCGTGGCGGCATAGGCCACTGAGACCGCCGCCGAGGCTCTAGGAGCCTCTTGGTCGATCTGTGCGGGATCAGCCGACAGAGCGGCGAGCACCGAGAGGATGTATTGCCACATGCGTCTCACCATCCTTGCCCGTGATTGATCACTCTGTGCCCGTGCTCGTCTACCCGTGCGTGTACGACGTAGTGCTGCGGCTCTGCCGGTGGCGGCTCGACAAACATCATCGTCCACAGTCCAAGGCGGGCGAGCCGCTGAATCAGTCGCAACACCGGGCGGCTCGGCTCGGGCTTCACTGGGCTGTAGTCCGATGTCGCTGCCCACCACGTCAGCATCACTGCGACCAGGCCCACGACGACGGCGGATTGAATCTCTCGTTTGGTCATCGGTCCACGCTCCACAACGAGTACAGGAACATCACGACGCAGGCACCGATCACGCTTCCGATAAGACCAGCAGGAGCGTCGCCAAACGGCAGGCCGCCCGCGAGCGAACCGATGATGCCGAGTCCGATGGTGGGCACCCAGCCCTCGGGACAGCGTCCCGGCATCAGCCACTTGGCGATGCCGCCGGCGATCGCGCCGAATACGAGCCACATGACGAGCGACATAGGCGTCTCCTACTGTGCGAGATGGAATGTGTCAGCGATCAGGCGAGCGGGCGACGGCTTGCGAGCCTGCTTCTCAGGCGGCGCAGGGGCGAGCCAGTTGCCGTGGTGAATGTCCCGGTACTTGAAGCCGTCCGTGTCGCCGATGGCCCATGCGTCTTCGAGCATCCGAGTCTCAACGACAGAACGACGAGCCCAGTACGAGCCGTCTGGCATGTCTGCCGGAACCTTCGGGCCTGCGATCCAGTTTGGCCCCCACGAGTTCAAGATCAGCACCAAGTCGTCAGGCGAGCCATTCTTCTTGTGGCGGATCGCTATTGCTACTTGTTGGTGCATCCATGTGCCGGATGCTTCGGCGATTCCGTCCTTGTTGCGGACAGACTGAAAGCCTTGGCTAGACGCGAGAGTTACGGGATAGCCAGACTCGATAGCCGCAGCCAGTTCTGCCCAAGTGCGGACGGCGACCACATGCCGCAGCGGGTGCTTTTTCGCCTCGGCATCCAAGCGGCCCGCGTCGCCCTGGCCGCCGCAGCCGTAGGCACCGTACTGCTTCGCACGCTCGCCGGAATACTCTGTCAAATCAACGGTCGGATACTTCTGCCGATAGACCACGCCGTACTCGCGGAGGAACTTGGCGACGCCGAAGCCAGTGGCACCATCGGAGAATCCGCCGTACGGCTGGGCGCCATCACCCGGCTTTCCTCGGGCTTCGACGCGAGCGCCACCGTACAGTGGCTCGGTAGCCGGCAGCAGCGGTGGCTCTGGGAGTTTGCCAAGCGACCATGAGACGGCATCCGCAACAGCCACGGCGTGCATCCCGCCCCAGCTGGTGCAATCACCGATGAGTTGCCTGCCGACGACAAACGGCTTGCCGTAGCGTGCTCGATGTGCGGCATCTAGTTGGCGATACAGAAAGACGTCAATGCCTTTGGCTTCCTTCATCGCCTCGGCACCCGCCTGGCTGAAGAACTTCTCGTCGCCGAGCGTGTCAAGAAACTGTCGCGTACCGACAGGATCAGGCGTGTAGCCAAACCGTGCGTCAATGGCGTCAGCCGTGCGGCGAGTGGCACGCTCGACCAGCACGCCGAGAATCGCCATGACGACGACGAACGATACGGCAGACAGTGACCAGCGATCAGCGCGTGACATCGGCAGCAGCCCTCGACAGGTCACGGAGTGCCGACACCCACGCCGCACGGCTCTCAGGAGTCACCGGACCGCCAGATGAGCCCACAGCGTCGTCTAAGAACTTATGGATGGCTTCTTTGGCGTGCGGCTGCCGGGCACCAATCGACTCGCCACGGCATCGCATCTCACGGGCTGCGATCCTCAACTCGTCAAACGCCACGCCCGTCTTAAGCCGCTGGTCGTGTTGCCCGTCGTACTCGATGCAATCTGCGAGTTCTGAGCACAAGGCGGACAGGACACTGGCGTCCGAGGCGGCGCGCTCACCGATAAATTTTCCCTTGAGCGTGAACGCATCCGGCGGCACCGGGGCAGGGGATGGCTGCGGTGCTTGCCGCTGCGGCGCGAACGCAATCGCCGCAGCCACGAGCAACGCCACCGCTGCAACGTGCTTGCCGTCAAACGTCGGCCACTTCGCCGTGGCGATGAACGCCTTGAACTTCTCTGCGATCTGCTGCCCAGCGAGAGCATAGACCGCGACGGCAACAAGCAGTGCTGTAATCACGGCTTCCTCAGTAGGGGCAGGAGAATCTCGATAGTCCCGGCAGCGATAGCGATGACGAGTGCGCGAGCGGCTGGCCTGACGAAGTACCAAAACGGGTACATGGCGACCGGCACGCACAGCACGGCGACCGAGTCGAAAAGCACGCCGACAGCCTCAAGCACGATGGCTCGCTTCTCCTCGCCCGTCAGCGTTTTCGTTGTGTCGAGCGTCTCGACAGCCAGCCGCACGAGAGCGGCGACGAGACAGCCGAACTCCGTGAGCGTCAGCCCGTCTTTCGCAGCAACCTTGGCGGTGACGAGAAACGCCGACACCTTCTGCGAGATGTCATTGAACGGCGCAGCGGCAGCAAGTGGAGCGTCGGCAACCATGCCGCCAGACTAGGGCGGCTGGGCGGCTTTCTAGACCGGCTCTGCCGACTCGCACTCCGCGAGGCATGCAGCGTATCCAGCAAGGTCAATCGGCCCGTCTGCGGTCTTGTTTGGACCGAGAAACCGTGCCACCTTGTCGAACGTCATGAAGATCGCCCAATCGCTTTCGGTCAGCGGTCGCTTCAGCACGTCCGCAAACGCAGCGTTGATCATGCCGACAGTCCTGCGGAAGTGATGCCGTGGCCCGCCGTACTTCGGGCGACGGTCACGAATCACAGCAAGTGCTTCCAGCAGCAGACGCTCGGCTGGATTCCCGGCATCCGGTTCAGGTCGCAAACCATCCGGCGGCGTCGCCAAAAGGCTATCCCCCGTCCAGCGGATGTCATCCGGTGCCGCTTCCATCTCACGCTGCCCTTGAAGAATCCAATCAACCGGCACAGTCTCCTCGGGCTCTGCACGCTCAGTACGCTCGGCGTGATACTTCGCTGAACTCGCCTGCGTGATTTCACGCCACCCTTCCTCCAGCTCTTCCGGCGTGGGCTGGCACTTGCCGCCGTCGCAGCAGCCGCCAGCAAGGCGAGTCTCTACAGCCGCTCGGAGTTGTGCGTTGGTGTCTTCGAGGCTGGTGATGATTCCTTGCATGCGTTTCCTTTCGATGAGAAGTCGTGCCACGTCTGCGGCGAGTGATCCTGCGGTGCCTGTCCACTGTCCCTGATAGCGATACGCTCGCTGGCGTGCGTCGGCTAGATACTCGTCAGTCAATTCGTAGTCCATCAGTCAAGCCTCGGGCCTGCGACGTGCATGGATGCCAGACCGCCGCCGTGGCGATACAGAAACGTCTCCATTGCCTGACGGCTCCCGATCCAACCGTTGATGGCGTGGTAATCGTCTGGCGGATTCAGCGCCGGTGCGGTTCGCACGATGACGCCGTCAAGCGTGTCTATCGGCTTGTTGTTTGCAGCCGCCTGGTGGTGCAGGTGCCCAGTGTGCCACTCGCGGTAGACGCTCTGACTCCACGCCTTTGGTTGCTCAAGCGCCATGATCTGTGGCAGCTTAGGCTTTGCCTTATGCCCGTGCGTGAAGCCGAGAAGGTTGCCGCCGTGTGAGAGATACTGCCTGCCGGTGAAATCTGGCTTCACTTTCGTGATTCGCGAATTGCGAAAACGCTCCTGCAAGATTCGCTGGAATGTCCACGTCAGCACTTCGTCGTGGTTTCCATTGACGATCACAACGTCTGTCGGCACAGTCTCGGCGGATTGCTGAACGAGAGACAAGAGCGTGTCGCAGCCGACTTCGATCATTTTCTGAAGCCGCCCGTCACGCTCTAGCGGCGTGCCGCCGGTAGTCGTGCCGGCGGGCGTGTCGTAGTGAAACAGGTCTCCCAAGAAGGCGACCGTGCGTCTGGCTGGCTTGCTGTCGTCGCCAACCGCCAGCAGTTCACTCGCAGCGTCACCAACAAGCCGGGCGGCAATATCCAAGTCGTAATCGCCGCCACCGGCTGTCTTGTCCCAGCAGTATTTTCCGAAGTGCGTGTCTGCCACCACGAGCACCTGCCAGAGTCCTTCCCGCTTTGGTGCCTTGGCAGTCTTGGTCAAAGGCTTGCGGATGTCTTTCCTTGCAGCGCCGATCATCGCCTCGACAACCTCGCGGGTCGTCGGCCCGCCCTTCGGCTTGAGCCTTACGAACACGCGATGCAGTTCAATGCTTCCGCCTTCGCCGTCGCCACATTCCCACTTGGTCGCTTCGCTGGATGCGATTTCAAAACGGCTCATGTCCGCTTCGATGTGCTTCAGCAGATCCTCGACGGTCTTGATGCGTCGGCTTGTGGATCGCGCCTCAAGCGTGTCGCCCGACTGCGACTGCGTCACTTGCTCGGCGTCTGCTGCTGGCTTCGGCGGCGGCAACTTTGCCTTGATCTTGTCCGCTATTTTCGCAGCCATTCGGAAAGCTCCTTCTCGGAGATGATGTGCCACCCAGCCGCAGCCGCCTCTTCCCGCAGTGCCCGTGCCACTGATGCCGCAGATGCGGCACCGTAGCCGCCTGCCTGGAACCGCGTGCGGATCTCCTGCACGCCCGCCTGGTCGTCATCGCTAAGGCGATCAATCCACGTCGCCGGCTTGGCTGGCTTCACTCTCTCAGCTACGGCGTCGGCTAGTGCGACGCTTCGGCTTTTCGTCTTCACTCTGGGGCTCCTTCCCTTTAAGGTGAATCCAGCCGTCCTCGTCAGGGATGCCGCCGCCAACGTGCTCTTCGTCGTCGTCAAGCTCGGGCGGCAGAATCACCGCCTCGGTCACTGGCTTGGATTTGGCGCGTCCCATGCCACCTAGCGTGGCAGGCGTGTCAAGCGTTCCGCCGAGCGTTGCTGATCGCCCGTCGCACCAGCAGCCGCCCAACGGCGTCGAGGAACGGCAGGCCGCGAGCCGTGGACTGCTCGCGGAGCCAGCAGGCGTGTCAAGCAGATGGCGGGCCGTCTTTCAGACCTTCATTTACGTCTGGCGAGGCAAGCAACTGCCCGCGAATCGCATCGGCAGCGCCATCCTGCTCACGGTCGCCAATCACCGCCGCCACGGCTCGGTCAATGGCAAACTCGACTGTTTTGGCAACAACGCCACCAACGCGATTTAGCCCGGTCTGCCGTTTGTTGCACCCACAGTCGCCGCCGACAGCTGCCGAAACTCGCTCTTTCGTAATGCCAAAATAGGCGAGAGCGTTGGCAACCCTGTCGCCGAGCATAGGGTTGGGCACTGGCACCCAGGGCGGTGCCGTGGCGGCAGCAATATCTTCGGCCATTTCATCAATGGTGCGGCACTGCCTAAATGTTTTTCTCTGCCGAGCCTTGTACCCGCATCTCTTGCACGACAAAGATTCGGAAAAGTCGCACATCAACATTGCGGTGCTTCCTCTACTGATTGACTTGAAACGTGAATGATTTTGCTGGGTTGGACACAAGACTTAGGCGAACACCAGCGCCTCGCGGTACGCCGTCCGACGGTGCCACAGTCACCTTGACCGCACCAGGCCCAGAACCAGACGAAACGTCCAACGTCAACCAAGTGGCAGTTTCCGGCACGACCGCAGCAGACCAGCGGCACGAAGCATCTCCAACGATTACTGGCATGGTTGCGCAGCCGCCGGAAACCGGTGCGTTTGTAAGGTTGTATCGCACGTCAGGAAAATAGGTGTAGTACATGCCGAACTCGTTCCAGTTAGGCGATGCGCTAGATAAATCCACCGCCGTAGATATTCCAGAGCATCCGCCAGCGGACACGTTTAGCGTGATCTGCTGCGGAGTGGACCCGTCGCTTACCACAACGAACTTTTGCGTTCGATCTGTTTCAGAAGCGTTTTGGCTTGCAAATATTGAGTTGTGTGGCCATCCTGCTATGTAATAGCCGCATCGCTCGTGCGGGCCGCTTGGCCTGACTTCGCCTGTTGGCGATACAGTCACCGTCGCATTGGGCTGCACCGTGAGTTCTGTTGGCGAGAACGTGACCGACCTGCATTGCGGCATCAGGTCGCTGCTTAGCGAGACGGCGGTTGTGATTGCGTACGTCCGCGACGGAATACTTGAGCGACCGGACGCAAACACACGAGAGCCTATTGTGATGATCGAAGCGGCTCCCTCTGCGACATCAGTGCAGAACAGTGTCGACGGCCTCGTCATTGTGTAGAGTCCCCCGCCGCCAAGAAACGGCGGAAAGCTGTAGTTGACGCACAGCCGGTACGCTGTGCTGCATACTCCCTGCGTGTTGGTGTCTGTGCGCACATAGTCAACGCCGCCAGATGCACCGTTCGGAAAGTTAAACAGCAGCGAATACACTGTCATGTCGCAGCCGTTGCTATTTTGGTATCCGCCGTACAACGACCTCGCTTGCGACATCGCGGCAACTGGCAGCACCCAATCGCCCTCAAGCAGGGGCAGATACCCATCCCAGCGTGCAGCCTCTATTCGAACGCGCCCGTCAGGGTCTTGTTGAAAAATGCTGGACCGAACGCCGTCGTCAACGCCATCTCGGTCAAGCGGTCCCGGCGGCGAAGGCGCGATGCTACTTAGCGTGACCGTCGTCTCACTTGGGTGACATGCGCCGCCGCGTCCAGCCGAGAGCCAACTCGACGGCATAGAGGCAGGTAAGCAACGGCCGTAGCGGTGCGCGGCTGGATCGTATGTGCCAGCAATACTGTAAGTGCCGCTAGAAGTCACAACATCCGCAGGCGTCAACTCAAGCCACGACAAGGCATCAAAAGCACTGCTCCACCTATAGAACGGGTAGGCCGCAAGATAAGGAAGCGACTGCTGCACAAAGTCAAACAGCGATATAGAGGCTGACCCCTCTGCGTAGCACTCGTTCGAGGAATGCGAATAGGCGCAACCGCCGTTGGGGTTGCCCAGCACGAGCGGGTAGGCGTTTTTGCACCCCCACTTTGTGCCAGCAGTCGGAGTGAACGTGACGCCGGGGGGGAGCAGGTCTTTTGGCATGTCACACAAGTTCATGCCGCACAGCGGCGACGGCTCGACAATCTGCATCTCATAGCGGTCTGTGACATACCCGCTTCCCGTCTGTCTGCCGTAGCTTACAGGTAGTGAAATGTCACCTCTGCGGTACTGGCCCACCTTTTCAAAGTCGTATTCTTCCCCGGCGTATTGCCCGACGTAATGCTCGACGCGAAAAACGTGCTTGTCAAACGGCCGCGAGGCATTGGCAGAGCCGTTTGCATACAGACGCTGGCCGAGTTGCGTTGGTGCGGTGTTTCCCGTCGCCGTGAACTCACCAAGGTAGAATGAGCGAATGTCAACGGTGCACCGACCAGACAAACTCAACGTGACCGGGACGTTTGCCAAATGCCCCCTGAAGCTGTGACCTTTTGCAAGCACGGACGCGCCTGTCACAACTGGAGCTACGTCGTCTGGTATCTGCGTGTCTGCAACGTCTGGAAGTGGTTGTATCGTCGCCGGCGTCATTCCAGCCGGGACGCTCGGCGGCAACGTGGCTGGGTTCACCTCGGTTGCGACTCTGAAATGAGTCGTTGTTGTGCCTCGTCGCACTCGCACAAGCCACGTCACGATGCACGGCGATTGAATGTAACGGAATAGCGAACCGTTGCCTGCAAGTGACACGTTGATTTTCGGCACTCTGACAACATCGCTCCACGCTTCAAAAACTGGCTGCGATACAGTCAGCAGCCCGCGTAATGCAGCGTCAGTGACTTCACTGCCGTCAAGGAACTGCTTCACATTGATGCCAGACTGGGACGCAACGGTAACTCCCACAATCTCAGATGACACGGAAGCAGATAGGTTGTCGGAGTAGTCGGTGTCAATGACGCCAGCTACGCGACTCACAGAGAATGTGGTGCCAGCCCACACGTAGCCAAGCCACACGTCCCTAAACCTGAGCGGAAAGTCACGCCCCTCAACTCGCACAGTGATACTGCCACTGACGTCGGGGCACTCAACGCCCAGGCCAAATGACTCGCCATACCCTTTTACCGGCACGGTGTATACAACGCTCTCGCCATCGCTCAAGTATCCGTGCGGCTGGATGTTGACGCTCATCGTGGCTGACGCCGTGCTGGACGCTCTGATAATGCCAGCATCCTTCAGCAAATAGATTGTCTTTGATGGTGTATCTGACAAGCTGCCATTGACGCTCTTCTGGCGAAGGCAACGGTAGAACATTGTCCCGCAATCATCACCGCCGCAGCACGGGCTGCACGGCGCGCCGAGCATGAATCCGAGCGGGTACATCCCGGCGGCGAGGAAAAACACGCCCCACAACACCAGAGACAGCTGCTCGGCGGCGTCAATCATCTAGCACTCCGCTGCGATGAGAATCCACTCAGTGCCAACGTAGGCGATCGCGCACGCCTTGGTTCCCGTGCCCGCGACACTGGCGAAGTAGTTCTGTACGTTCGCGTATGTCACGCCGCTCGTTGTGGCATCCGTGACGGTCTTAGTGCTGCTCTTGTTCCACGGGGCTGAGAACGTGCCGCGCTTGATGCCTTGAGCGCCACCAGCAGCCAGCCGCACGAGCGCCCACTTTCCGGTGCCCGTACCGCTTTCCTTCCAGAGAATCAAACCCTCGCCCGTCGTTCCGGTCTTGAGCTCTGTCGTCGACGCCTTGCAGGCCACGAACTTATCGTCGGCACTAGTCACCTCGGCCTTGCACTGCACGACGCCACCAACCGCCACCCTGCCAACAGCGTTCGCCGCAATCGGCTCAACGGCCACGCACCAAGCCGTCGTGGTCGCAGAAGGCGACGCACCCGTCAGCACCGGCATTTCCTCGAACGACGCTGTCGCGCCGCCTGACGACGACGTAGGCGTGATCTCCATGCCAGTGATCGCCAGTACGCCCCAGCGAGCGACGGTGACGCTAGGCTTGCAGTACACCCATGTGTACGGCTTCAGCACAGGCGAGCCGGGGACGCCTGCCGTGCCGGGATTGGCACCAAGCACAAGGTCCGCAGCGTCCTGCGCTCGATTCCACGCACGGGCACTGATCGCCCCGCGTAGCGGCTGGCCCGGTTCTAGGCGTCCGTCTGGGCGTGCCATTAGCCGATACCTAACGCAGAGAAGTTGCCGTCTTTGTAGACCTTGTTGACGTAGGCGTATTTGGGCTTCTTGATTCGATCAGTCGTTGTGGTTGCTTCCTCGTACCGCACCCACAAATACTCGTGGCCTTTTTTGTTGACGCTCAACGTGCCAACCGGCTGATTCGTCACGTTTGGCGACGCGACGAAGCGATAAGAAAGCGACCACGGCCCACGCCCCTTTTCGTCGTCCCACTCTTGCGAGCCAGAGCAGCCGAGAAACAGCACTTCGCCAGCATCAAACCCACGGAACGACGAGGCGTTCGTTCGCCCTGTCTGCGTTGCCACGCCCTTGATGTAGGCATCTGTGACGTATGCGTTAGGCACGTCGTATGTCTCTGTCCAAGACAGCTGCGGCACGACAACGTCAACGCCGTTCACGCCGTTATCATCCACGGCGATAGCGTTGCCAAACGACGGGCCGCCGCCAAATATCGTTTCGCTCTCAGCCTGCGTAATGTGCTGTGTGCCGCCGGTCGTATCGAAACTGCGAGCCCGCTTCAGCGGGTTTGTTCCGTCCTCTGCGCCGTCCTTCGAGTAGTTGATCGTCAACTGCCAAGCGTTGTCGCCTAGGAACGAGACAGAGTAGGACTCTGCCATCAATTGCATTCCAGATACGCCTGGATACTGCCAGTAGCGGCCGTTGGCGCTGATCCCTGCGTTGATCTCAGCATGCAGCACAGTATCGTCGGCAGTGCCGAAGATCTTGTAGCTCTTCGTGTAGCTAGAAGCCGCCTTGCGTCCCTTGCGGACGATGGTCGCCTGCCGTGAGTCGCCGTCTTCCACCCATACGAGTGCCATTACGCTGCCACCTTTCCGCCGTCGTCAATCTTGCGGGTATTCTTCGCCGTCTCTTCAGCCGCCTTCGCAGTGCGTTCCGCGAGCGAACTGCCGCCGAACACGCTGCCGAGGTTGAGCGATGAGAAGGTGCCGGCGACTTGCCCCATGCTCTGTGCCGACTGGGCACCGGCCGCATCAGCGCCAGCCGTCGCAGCCTTCTCGCTCGGCGATGCACCCATTGAGCTAGTCGCCTTGCTGATCCGCTCCTGTGCATCGTCAATGGCATTCTCAAGGATGCCTGCCTGATTGCTCGTCAGGCGACCGCTTGAGTTCAGAGCGTCAAACTGCCCGTAGAGATCAGCCAGCTGATCCAGCGACGTTGCGTTCTCAACTTCCTTGAGCAGATCAGCGAACTGCTCGCCCATGACTCTCCGTTCCTTGCCACGCCGTGACGTAGCACCGACGTTCTCTTCTGCCGCCTGCGTGTCGCTGCGCCGCCTGTCGGAACGCCTAGCGTTCTCGGCTTGCCGCTCGTCCTTGGTTGCCTGTGCATCCTCCCTGATTCCCTTTTCGCGATCCTTGCGGTCCTTCTCTGCCTGCCTGTTCTGCTCGTCAGCCTTGGCAGTCCTGCCCTCGATGCCCGGTCGCTCCTGCCGTCGCTGTTCAGCACGGGCAGCATTCTTGTCCTTGATCTTTTGAATCCGCTCCTTTGTGTCCTTCGCACCCGTAATGAATCCCTGCACCCTCGTCCATGCGATTTGGATGCCTGCCACGAGGTTGTCAAACGTCGCCATCACGCCGTTAGCGATGTTGTCAAAGAAGCCCATAATGAAGGCACCCATCGTGTTCAGCAGGGCAGCGGAGTCTGTGTAAATCTTGTCCCATGCGATGTAGATGCCCGAGCCGATGTCGGTGAACACGTCTTGAAACGCTGCCACCCACGGATCAACGTAGGACATCAACGCTTCAGTGCCACGCAGCCAGCCGGCGACAAGCCCAGCCCAGAGGACGTCCATAGCACCGGACAGGTCGCCGGCAGCGACAGCTTCGTAGACGCCGTTGAAGGTGGTCGTGGCTGTGGCGGCGAGGTCGCCTAGGACGACGATGCCGTCAGCCACTGCTGCACCAAAACCCTCGCCGATGGCTCCTGCCGCCTGTTGGACGAGAGAAGCCACCGGGCCGAGGGCCGCACCTATCTGGTCTTTAAACTTGTAGAGAGCAAAGACCGCCGCACCGATGCCAGCCGCAACCAGCAGCACCGGGCTAGCAAGGGCAGAAAAGAGACCGAAGCCCTTCAAGACAAGACCGATGGAGCCGCTCAACGCCTGCAACGAATACCCTACAGTCACCATTGCAGCACCGATGCCAATGGCTGCGGCGGCAACTTGAGCAAACAAGACGACGGCTTCCTTATTGTCAGTCGCCAGCTTCGTCAGCCCGTCGATGAATCCCGTGATGAACGGCAACGCACCCGCAAGAGCCGGTGCCACTGCATCCGTGATGGCAATAGCCATCCGCTGCATTGCCGCCAGCACGCTACCGAACGAGCCAGCCAGGCCCGACATCACTAACTTGTACTTCTCGCCCACTGGCAGGGCGGATGCCATCGCTTCACGCATCTTGGTGAATCCATCCACGCCTTCAGAAGCGAGAATCGACGCGGCACGAATGGCGTCCGCACCGAAGATGCGGCGGAAGATGTCATCCTTCGCTGTCTGGTCTAGGCCTCCCATCGCTTGATTGAGCGTGCCGATGATTTCCACCATCGGCTTCATTTGCCCGTCAGCGCCACGAAACGAGGCGACCGAAAGCCCGAGTTGGTTAAGGGCACCCACGGCATCGTCAGCCGGTGCCATCAGCCGCATCAGCATCGTCTTGACGCTGGTGCCGGCGTCGCTGCCCTTCACGCCGTTGTTGGCGAGGATTGCCAGCGTCGCCGACAAGTCCTCAATGCTCTGCCCAGCTAGGCCGGCGACGGCAGACGACATTGAGAACGCTTCCGACATCTGAGCGATAGACGTGCTTGACGCATCCGCAGCCGAGGACAACGCATTGGCGGCGACATCTGACGACACCTTGAACACGTTCATGGCGTCCGACATCACCACAGACGCCTGGGCAACGTCCATCTCGCCGACCTTGGCAAACTCCATCGCAGTCTTGCCGGCACCGCCAAGGACAGCATCAAGCGACATGCCTGCCTTCAGCAGTTCAAGCATGCCCTGTGCGGCTTCTGTCGGCCCGACGCCGAGAGCCTGCGACATCGCCATGGACGACGCCTTGATCTGGTCGATCTGCGCCGATGTCGCACCAGTGCTCGCCCGTATGTTGAGCAGCGTGGACTCAAACGCTGCACCCTGACGCACGGCAGCGGCAATCGGTGCCGCCATGCCGATGCCAGCAGCAGCAAGCTTGCCGCCACCAGAGACAAGTGACCCGCCCATGCTGGCGAGCGACTTGTTGACCTTGTTCAGCGCCGAGAAGAATTTGCGAGGATCGGCGCCGATCTCAACAAACACGCCGCCCGCTCTAACTGCTCCAGCGCTCATACGTGTTTCTGCCAGTCCTTGCCGAACAGCCTAGCCAGGTCTTCCGGCGTGGCCTGCCGTGGCTTGGGCTGCTTGGCGTATGGGTTGAGTTTTCGCGGGTCTACTCTCGGGCTGTGCTTGTCTCGGTTTATATTCGCGTTTTGCGCCAACAGGTTGGCGGTGTGCCACCATTGATGCTCTAGGCGGCTGTCACGAGCGGCGAAGAGTTGCCTGACGGTCCACTTGCCGGGATGGATTCCGAGGATTCCAGCGGCTTCCCAGATGGCGTCCCAGATTGACCTGCGAGCTTCTCCACCGTCGCCGCCTTCAGCCCCGCCTCCGCTCTGTCGAGCATCTCGCTTTGCACTTCGTCCATCTTTGTTGCGAGAAGCCCGATCATCGACCGGAGGCGCGGCGGGAAAAAATCGACAAGCTCGGCCTCCAACGCTTTCGTCGCCGCATCAAGAGCGTCGCCGCGAAGACCCTCAAAGAAGTCCTCACGACTCAGCCCCTTGGCTTCAATCTGCTTGGTCAGCATGGCGTAAAGCACTTCGCCGATCTTTGCGTACTGGCTCCGCAGCACCTGAAACGTCTGCGTGACGCCAGCAGCATCGACCATGTCGAAAGGCTGCGGCCTACGCTCGCCGGTCGCCTCGTCAACGACGTCAATGGTGACGTTGTCCCGTACGCGAAGCGCTGACCCTACGGTCAACGCCAGACGCCACGGCCTGCCCTCGTCGTCTTTGAACTCACGCACGCTGCACCCCCTGCTATCGCACAAGTCTCGGATCGGTCATACGCCCCTCTAGCTGAAACGTCGCCACGCCATCAATCGGGTCTGTCTCACTTATGCCTGTCATTACGGCGAGAAACCCAAACCCAGCGGCACCGCCAGCTACTTGAAACGTCCCGCCCGTGTGCATCTTCTGAAACGCCGTGCCGAGGTCGGCGTCGTCGTTCAGTTCAACGCTCACGGTGCATTCGTACCCCGTGCTGTAGGTCGCTGCGTACCTGCTGCCGTACGGGTTGACGTCAATGGTGCGAGCAGACTCTGTCAGCGTCACGTTGCGAGCGCTGAAGATGCGGCCTCCATCCAGCGTGATGGTGCAGTCCTTCCCCAGCGTGATCGCCATTAGAATTCCTTTAGCGTCACGGAATAGACCACGGCCCCATCAATTGACACCGCCTCCGACACGCTCATCACCGAATACGAGCCGGAAGTGCCGGCAGCGTTGAGAGACGCGAGCAGCCCGTCAGGATCGTGGCACTCGATTTCCCACGTCTTCGTGGTGAAGCCAGCCTTGGAAGCCTTGCGGCCAGGAGTGCCGCTAGTGCCGCCGACGTTGCTGCGATTGCTGATGTCAATCGTCTCGCACTCCTCGGTGTACGTCGCCGAGATAACGCCTTCAATCGCATTCCCCCCTGTGGGTGTCGGAATGCCAGTACCGTCCTTGCCAAGCGTGATAGCCATGCGTGATTGTTCCTGTGCGTGTGTGGTGAATTAGTCCTATGCCGTGCGTGAGCCGCTGACGGTGAAGGTGATGATTCCGTCGAGTGGCTGAGACTTGGCAATGTTTGTGCAGATGTAGGTGGCGTCGCCGGTCTTCGTTCCGCTGATGGTGAACGTGCCGCCGATGGTGACGCTCGGTTCGTCAACGCACTCAAGCTCAATCGTCTGCTCGATAAGAGCCTTGCGGAACTTGCGGGACGTGTCGCCGAACTTCGTGACGTCCACGTCGCTGGCTGAGTTTGTGACTGTGCAAGAACGGGCATTGGCAACGCCCGAAATAGCCACGTCTTTACCGAGCGTGACTTCAACTGTGCCTACGGCCATGTGGTGTCCTCGTGTGCGAGTGCCAGCGGTGCGGCTGGTTCGCTCACGGTATGGGCAGCAGGGCGGAATCTAGACCGGGTATGCCGTGGCTAGTTCTTCGCCAGCTGGTCTTTCCACTTCTTGTTGGCTTTTTGGATGGCGAGATCCACACGCCTAGACCCTGCCATGTACGGGCGAGCCGGATAGCGTGCCATCCGAGTGATTGTGGTGCGTTCCCAGTTGCGGCTGTGCTTAAATCGCCCGGCCTTGTCGATCTGCCAGATGAGTGCGCCGTACTCGTGCTGGTTGCGTTGCGGCAACGCACTTGTGAATCTCCCCCGCTCGTCTCGACCCTGCCTGCCGTTTCCACGCTGGCGCAGGTACGCATTGCGCGCAGCCCCGACGCCGATCCTCCAAGCGGTTTGCTTGACCGTGCCGCCGAACTGGTGCAGCTGCGCCAGCCAGGGTCGCGTCTTGTACGTTCCGATCACGGCTGTCATTCGGGCAGGATCAAAGAAGTTTACAATGTCGTTGTAGATAAACTTCCTTGGCGCCCACGACTTAATCGGTTGGCCCGCCGGCCGAGGCTCGCCGGCAGAGTAGCCGGTGATGTCTAGGTACAGCCCGCCCACGAACTCAGTCGGTTTGCCACGCCCGAGCCTCTTGCGTGAGGCTGCGCTGACCTTGCCCTTGCCACGCCCGATGCCAGCCTTGGCTTCCTGCTTGATGTCCTTGCCGAGCATCGACAGAACGCGAGCGTTCATTTTGCCGATCATCCGGCTGACTTTCGGCTTGTCGAAGAAGCTCCCGCGAATGCTCGCCCGCAGCCTCAGCCGCCCGAGCGTATCGCCTGACATCTCACGGCGATTGCCGCCGACCATGCCGGGACGGATAAATGCACGGCTCATGCCAGAAAGCATTGACGGCATAGCCACCTCCTACGGTGCAGGCGTCGGCAGCGTGTTGCTTTCAAACACCCGGTACGTCGCCGTGATCACAGCCCGCCAGACGTTCCGCTCAGTCAGTGCGTCGTCGGGATTCAGGTCAATGCTGACCGTCTGCGGGCTCGTGACGCCAGCCGGCCACGTGACGCCAGCGCCAAACGAATGAGCACGCACCTGGAGCATGACGCTGTCTGCTAGGTCGAGCATGCCATCAACCTCTGCATCAGTGCTCACATGCCGCCCGACGAACACAGACACCGTGTAGTCCACCTGCATCACCTGCCGGCTGATGCGAGTGACGTCAGCATTGCCGGGAACGACGAACACGCGAGGCGATGCCATTGCATCGACGTCCACGTTCGCCCAGTTCTTACGCTCCACGACCGTGGACGTGATGCCCCACGTCACGGACTGCAAGCCAGTGGCGAGGCTGTCGGCGAGTGCTCGAAGTGTGCTGCTCATGTATCACCCAAAAGCGTTGACAATCGCCCGACCAATCACCCACCGCATCGCTGCCTGCCCAGCCCGTGCCGCTACCACGCCAGCGGCGACGAGTTCCCAGACGTTGTTGCCTGCGTAAGCGTACTGCCTGCCGTTTTGCGTGGAGGTCTGGCCGACAGTGAGGTTACTTGTGGGAAAGCTGAATGGCATGCGTGTTACTCCGTGGGTGGCGTGAACGTGGTGCCGTCTGGGTAGCGGCAGGCGTTGGTGACGCGGAAGTCATCGATGTAGCCGTCAAACCACCTGAAGCCGCCAAAGCCGCCGACATACATTACGTTATCAACGGACGCAGCTATCTGTGACCTCGGCCCATACGGCAAGCTGTTGTGCGCCTCAACGCCGTCTACATAGATGCGGTGCGTTGTGCCCTGCTTCACAAAAGCGATGTGATGCCACTCAGACCGCGACGGCAGCGGAAAACTCAGGTTTGTACCATCGCTCACGGACATCGTAGGTGGATTCGAGCCTCCTTCATTAATCATAAACTGACCTCCACCGGCTGTTTCTATCCTCCACAGGCACGAATCTGGCTTAATCAGAAATCCATAACAGCCAGACGTGCATGGGTTGAAATACGCCCAGCATTCGACGGTAAAGTCGCTGGAAAAGTTCGGCACGCCGTTGGCGATTGCGATGCCGCCGTAAGAAAAGTTTGTCGCACTGCCGGTGCCGTACTTTTTCACGCTTGTTGTGACGGCAGTTGCATTGAGCGTCGTGATGGTCTTGGGGCTTTGCGACGAGTCAGTGAACGTCTGCGAGCCGTTTGAGCCGTTCATTCGCAGATAGGCTACGACGCTGCTCGCAAAAGCGTCAGACACAGGCGTCGAGGTTGCGGTGCTGCTCCACGCGCCTTGGCCTGCCCCGTTTACCGCTGCCACGCGAAACACATACGCCGTGCCGTTGTTCAAGGAAGTGACAGTCGCGCTTGTGGTCGCAGAAGTCTCATCACTGAATGTCGTCCACGTCGACCCTGAGTCCGACGAATACTGGACGATGTAATCTGTGACCGGGGCTTGTGCAATCACGCCGGTCGGCGCTGTCCACGACACGGCAGCCTGCGCGTTGCCAGCCGTCGCTGTTACGCCGGTTGGTGCGGATGGCACAAACAAGGCCCGCAGCACAGCGTCGGCCCCGCCAGTCGCGGACAAGACGCCGTCAGCGATTGACAGGCCCGAGCCGACCTTCACTCCGCCTAGCGTTGACTCCGAAGCAGTCGGCAGCTGGAACGAGCCGCCGCCACTCGCGGCGACGAGTTCCCACGCCGCGCCGCTCCACGAATAGGTGCGTCCGTTTTGCGTGGAGGTCTGGCCCACGGTGGGGGATGATGGAAAGCTGAATGGCATGTTAGTTTCCTAGTTCGATGTACACTGCGCCCGACGAATCCCATCTGTACACGCGGCTGTAGTCACGCGAGACGTACAACACGCCCGCCGACCCCGTGGCGGGAAATCCTGCGGTTGTGGTTGCCTCGAAAATCTCTGTGACGCTTGAGCCGCCGCCGCCGAGCGTCACGCTGACGATGTTGCCAGAGGCGTCCTTGGTAAACATCGCCGGGTTTTCGGCAGTCCACCGGATCGCAAGCTCGTGCGTGTCAAGGTCGCTCGTGAGCGGCACGCTGTTCGCGGTATATGAACGCTTGGGTTTGATGCGATTTGGCATGGTTCACCTCAAGAGACTGTAAGTGTGGCGGCGGCGCTGGTGACGCTGGCGGCGTTGGCGGCGCTGACAACGGCTCTGTATTGGTCGCCGCTGTCGGCCGCACCAAGTGCCGTGAGGGCCAGCGACGAGGATGTGGCACCGCTGACATTGGCGAACGCGCCAACGCCGGGCGATGCGCTGGCGGCGCGGTCCGAGCCGGTCGAGCTGCCTGCCAGGGCGACAAACCGACCACCGCCAAACCCGATAGCTCGCCATGCCGACGATGTGCTGTATGGCAGCGTGCGCTGTGTCCACGTCAGCCCGTCCGTGCTGGTGAGCGTCGTGGACGGCGAGCCGCTGGAAACCGCAACGAACGCGCCGTCGCCGTAGGTGACTGCTCGCCAGTCGGCGGTCACGGGCAACGTGCGCTTGGTCCACGTAGTGCCGTTGGTGCTTGTGTAGTAGGCGCTGCTGCCTGCGCCATTTCCGCGATCCACGACCACCCACAGACCTCCACCGTACACAATCCCGGCGCGAGTGTTTTCAGCGGGCAAATACCCGCCCGCCGGCCACGTCACGCCGTCAGTGCTTGTGACGTAACCGTATCCGCCGCCGGGCGAGTCGTTCACAACGACGAACTGTGCGCCTCCAAACGCAATTTTGTGGCCGTATGTGCCGGTCACTGCCCCCCGCCGCTGCGTCCACGCGAATCCAGTGTCAGAGGTCGCAATCGTGCCGTCAGCCCGCACTGCGACGAATAGCGAATTGCCGAACGCGACGGCCCACGCGCCAGGATTTCCCGTGCTAGGCAGGGAGCCGCCTCCCGTCCATGTAGCACCGTCGCCGCTGGATGCCGTCGAGCCAGTGTTGCTGACTGCCAGAAACTGCCCGCCACCGTAGGCGATGTCGCCCCACGTCGTGCTATTCGGCAGCGTGCGCTGTGTCCACGTCAGCCCGTCCGTGCTACTGGCTGCGACGTTGCTGTTGATCGCGACAGCCGCAAACACACCACCGCCGTAAGCGACAGCACTCCACGCCTGCGACGACGGCAATGTCCGCTGCACCCACGCCGCAGAGCGAGCAGGCACAAATTCGGCCTTCTGCCACTGATACGCTGGCGTGCCCGCCGGTGCCGAGCTTGCCGCCACCGAGAACGTGGCAGCCCCGCCCGATGCCGTCTGGCTCGACGGCTGGCTTGTGATCGTGATCGTGTTATTCGCTTCGACCGTGAGCGTAGCCGCGCTGCTCGTCACGCTGGCTGCGTTGGTCGCAGACACCACCACGCGGAACTGAGCCCCACCATCCGCCTCGACCGTGAGGCCCGACAAGGCCAGCGAGGCGGACGTGGCTCCGCTGACGTTTGCCCACGCTGAACCGTCCGCCGAACGCTGCCACTGGTAGCTCGCGGTGCCGCTGGGAGCAACCGATGCCGATGCCGTGAACGTCGCCGCCCCACTGGCGGCGGTCTGATTCGACGGCTGCGAGGTGATCGTGATGACGTTCGCTGGCACTGTCAGCAGCGCCGAGGTGCTTGTCACGCTGGCAGCGTTCGTCGCACTCACGACCACCCGGTAGAGGTCGGCATCGTCCACCGTGTTGAGCAAACCCGTCAGCGAGAGCGAGGCCGACGTGGCTCCATCGACATCCACATAGCTGCCGTAGCCGCCGTCCTGTTTTTGCCACTGATATGAAATCGTGCCGCCGGGAGACGAGGTCGCAGAAACCGAGAACGTCGCAGCGCCACCGCTCGCAGTCTGCGCGGTCGGCTGCGTGCCGATCGTGATCGTGTTCGCCGGGACGTAGCCCTCGTAGAAACCGCCGTCCGCATCGTCCGTAGCCGTCGCGGCAATAGTGAGCGTCGAGCCGCTGGTGGACAGTGTCACGCCGCTGCCAGCCGCCAGCGTGACGCCACCCGTGAGGCTGTTGAGCGCTGTAACGTAGTTGTGTGCGTGGCTGGTCGCGCTCTTGGAGTCGAGCGCGGTCTGCAAGCCTGTCACGTCGCCAACCGCGTGTTGATGGGCCGACGGAGCAAACGTGCTTGGCACGTTGGTCAGGTTCGCATAGCTGATGACGGGCACGGCGTGAACGTGATCGCTCCTGCTGGCGAGCGAACTGGTGCCCGCCGACGCTGTGCCAAGAGCCGATGGCGTGGCGTCGGAGAGCGAGACGCTAGAGCCGCCGCCCGCGCCGTCCGCGCCTCGCGGGATGCCAAAGTCGAGCGTGACGTTCGCCCCGCCGTTGCTTGGCGTTGCCGTCACGGTAGCAGAGCCACCAGCAGCCACCGACGAGACGTTGCCGATGGTGAAGCTCGGCGTAGTCCCGTTGGTGCCGCGAGGGATCGCAAACGACAGCGTCAGGTTGCCGTCGCTCGTTGTGCCGGTGACGCTGGCGTTGCTGCCAGCCGCCAGCGTGGTCGTGCTGCCGACGCTCACGGACGTAGACGGGCCAGCCGGTATGCCGAAATCAAGCACGGCTGCGTAGCTTGTGCCGTTGGTGTTCGTCACTGTGGCGTTGCTTCCAGCCGCCAGCGTCGTGACCTTGCCAACCTGGACGGTCCCAGACACGACCGTGGCGTTGCCCGGCGAGATCGTGCCGAGCGACACATTGACCGCACCGCCATTACCGACAGTCGCATTGACCGTCGAGCCGTTGGAGACGGCGACGTTAGCCGCCCCGGCGTTCGTGACGTTGACGGTGATGTTGCTCATGGTGCCTTTGCGATGAGGTCGCCAGAGACAACCGTGCGAGTCACGCCGGCAGGAGTCACCCACCGCACAAAATGCCGGTACTTGATCGCAGGCGACAGCGTCACCGTCTGGGCTTCACTCACGCCCCACGACAGAGTGCCAGCCGCAGCGTTCACGACCGTGATCGTCGGCGTGATCGCCGTGGCACCGACAGCGTTGATCGTTCCGCCACCACCACCGAAGAAGCCGTTAGTGGAGACGACGTAGACGCCTGCCGTAAACGTGTAGCCCGTCACGTCAACGTCTAGGTCAAGCGTGAAGTTGACTTCGTCAGCGACCACGAACTCAACCGTTAGGTCGCCAGGAAGCTGAGAAAACGTCGGCATGCGTCACGTCCTTCGTTGCGGCATTGTTGCCGGATGTTCTTGTTTTCAGACCGGCTCGGTCAGTACGTGCCGCCGTCAAGCGTCACGTTGTCAATTGAGCCGCCAGTGATCGCCACATTGCCTGCCGACTGCGTTGCCATGCTGCCAAGCCCAAGGTTGGTACGAGCCGCAGACACATCGGCCACGTCCGACAGATTGCTCGCCTTTGCGAGCTTGCCGGAAATGGACGTTGTCACTGTCGTAGAAAACGCAGCATCCGACCCGAGAGCGTCGGCCAGCTCCTTGAGCGTGTCGAGAGCCGCCGGGGCGGCATTGATCACGTTGGAGATCGCCGTGCTTACGCTGCTCTGGGTTGCATATGTGCTGGCCGCCGTTGCTTGTGAAAGGTAGGTCGATGCAGCGGCAGACGTGGTCAGGTAGTTCGACAGGTTGGCATTGCTAATCGCAGAGTCCACGTAGCTTTTGGACGCATACACTGACGGCCCACCGATTGCGATGACGCTGGTGGCAGACCCACCAGCACCGCCCGTGCCAACGCCAATGAACAGCGTGCCGCCGCCGGCCACGCCTTCGCTATAGGAAAGCTCTGCGTTTTGCAGCGTCGTCGGTGCCGCCGATCCTGTGGACCGCTTGATGCGAATGGTGTTCGCCATGTCAGTAGTTGCCCCCGTCTAAGAGTTGTGGTTCGTTAATTGCGGTGACTTCAGTCCATGTGGTCAGGTTTGCGTTGAGCCGCCACGCCTTCTGTGTGTCGATCACCCAGACCAGCATGCCCGCCTCTCGCCTCAGAGCCGGGATTGCGTCTCTCTCGGCTACGTCTGCCACGCTGCGGTAGCCGCCCTTGCCGTACAGAGCCTCGTGCGATGCGTGCGTATCTGTCGTGTCGAATGGCACGACCGGCGCGAGTACGTTGGTGCCCTTGATGCTTGACATACGTCATGTCACCACGAGATTGACGGTGCCAGTGATCGGATACGTTGTGCGGTGAATGCCGTAGCTTGCCGCAGCCTGCCCAGCAAACGTGATCGTCCGTGTCGTCGTCTCCCAGGCAGACGACGTCAAGCCGCTGACGGCAAACGTCGGTACGCCGAAACTCGTCGGCAAGACGACGTAGATATACGCAGTGTGTGCGGTGATCGTCCTCGACTGTGCCCGAGAGCCTCCCAGGTCATTAGCGAGGCTGGCGACGATCTGAGCGTCAGTGATGGTCGTCGCAGCAAACGAACCCCAGAAGCGACGCCTGAGCGTCGGAGCGACCTGTGCCGCCTCGGCAGTGGCAATCGTGTGAACACGCACCGTCTGCCGGAATGCGTCGCCCCAATGAAACACCGGCACGCCTCGCGGGCTGGTCACTTCGTAGGTGACATCAACGCCGTTGAGCGTCTCCACAATCTTGTCGTGTCGCAGTGGTTCGCCAAACGGCAGCGAGCCAGCCTTGATAACGAAGTCCCGAGATTCCCACATCTCCACAACGCCGCTCGTGCCTTGCGACTCAAAGCGACTGGTGCCGATGGTTGCGAGAACACTGCCAAAGTCTGCGCCGCGAGAGTAGCGGACAGACCGCGACGCACCCGCCGACAACTGGCCGGCGAGCCATGCTGCACCGGTGGCGAGTAGATCGGACATAGGCACCTCTAACCACAAGACCGCCGGCGGCGCGGAAAGGATGAACGCTGCCGCCGGCGGCTTGCAGTGGGACGGGAATCAACCGACGTTGAGGATGACCATCACCGACGCATCGCCCGACGCAGCCGCAGCAGCGGCCTTG